CATGGGCTGGTCAGACAAAACAGAAGTTGAAACAACTATTAAAGATGTTACTCCACTTATGATTCAATTCACAGAAAATGATAAAGATACCGAAGAAGTATAAACCACTATTTGACTTATATAAAGCACGAACAGAAAAGAGCAATTCAGACTACTGGGTTGCTCTTCGTGGTGTTGATACGGTTATAGTTACTGGTGGACGTGATAGCGGTAAATCATTTACTACTTCGTTAAGTTTTTGTACTGCTTCAGCTTTGTATAATCATAGAATACTTTACACTAGATACACTTTAAGTTCTGCACAAGACTCTATTATACCTGACTTTACCGAAAAGATAGGGTTACTTAATTACGATGATTTCTTTCACGTAACAAAGGATAGAATAATAGGAAAGCACAATGATAGCAAGATTGTGTTTAAAGGCGTTAAAACATCTTCAGGGAATCAAACAGCTGCATTGAAGTCGTTAAAGGACTTTTCTATGTTTGTAGTAGAAGAGGCTGAAGAGTTCCCTACGTATGATGAATGGGATAAGATACAGTTATCAATTAGGGCTACAGATGTACAGGCTATTAATGTATTGGCGTTAAACCCTGCCAGCCGTAAGCATTGGATTTATGAAGAGTTCTTTACAAAGAAAGGTGTCAAAGATGGGTTCAATGGTATTAAAGATAACGTACTATACATTCATACTACTTATTTAGATCTTGGAAAGGAGTACATAGCACCAAAGAACTGGAGGAAGTATGAACAAGCAAGGATTATTTATGAGTGTTTAGATAAACTTCCAAAAGTTGAACGTGATAAACAACCAAAGAACGACATTAAAGCATGGAAGTATTATAAATACACTGTACTTGGTGGGTGGAAAGAAGGTGAAGAAGGGTTAATATATGACGATTGGAGTACGTTTGAAGATTTCCCGCCTGATGAAGATTTAAGGATATTTGGATTAGATTTTGGATTTGTTAACGACCCAGCTGCATTCATTGAGGTTAGGCTTTACGATTCTTATAGGAAGTTATATATTAAACAGCACATATATGAAACAGGTCTACTTAATTCAGAACTTGCAGAACGTATTAAAATGATAATAGGCGACGAAGAATGTTATATTGTAGCTGATAGCGCAGAACCTAAAAGCATAGCAGAACTTCAAAGACTAGGCTTATACGTTATTAAATGTATTAAAGGGGCTGGGAGTGTATTAGCTAGGATAAGAAGAGTTCAAGATATGGAAATGTTCGTGCATGTTGACTCTAAGGATGTTCATAATGAGTTAAATCATTACCACACAATAAACACAATCAACTCAAAAGGAGAGAACATAATACACATAGTAGACAAGGACAATCACGCCTGCGATGCTTTCGGGTATGCTGCAACTTTGTACGGATAACTATTTTTTTTACTTTTTGTATTGTCAATTGAAATTATATACTTATATTAGCAGAAACAAAATAAATAGAATGGCAAATTTAACATTAGAAACAGCAAAGAAGATGTACCTAGAAGGAGGTGCAGGAAAAGATTTCGCTTTAGAGAACTTTAAAGACTTAATAGAAACCGCAAAACCTTTATTGTAATGGATAACTATCTGAATGGTTTCGGAAAAAACAAATGCGAACATTGTCAACTATACAGGACAGTTGAAGGGTATGATGGATGTGTAGGGAAAATTGACAACGTGAAAAACGCTTGTTGCGGTCATGGTGACGACTCAATGGCTTACGTACAATTTAAAAGTGATAACTATAAGCAAAACCCTAACGAAAACAGGATTGAAGGAGAAGATGCTGTTGCTTTTATCATTAGTAAATCCAATCAAAAAAGGAAAAAGATTGACAATATTAAAAAGTGGTTAGATGAATTATGAACCACAAATAGACTTAATAGTAACCGTAAACTTACATTGAAGCGTATTTAAGCAGAAATGTAACTATTCACTAACAGAAAGCCGTTCTTAATCGTTCGGCTTTTTTAACATCTAAACTTTTTTGTTAATTTTTTAACGATATTCTATAAATTTATTGTATCTTTGTTGAAAATCTAACATTTATGTCTAATAGGCTAGACGGAATCAAGTCTTTTTTTACTGGAAAATCATACTTACCAGCTGCTCCAATGGGCGGCTCTGTAAGTTCTAGCACGACAATCGAAGTGTTAAAAGGATTCTTCAATTTCAATAACTCAGGAAATACTAATAAATTTATAGATGCTTACGGAGATAACCCGTTAGTGTACATTATTATAAATAAAATAGCAACCACTACTGCTGACATTGATATAATTAACGTAGATGAAGATGGTGAAGAGGTAGACGGTATAAGTGTTGTTAAAGAATTGCTTTTAAAACCAAACAGCGAACAGATATACCAAGATTTAATGATTGAGCTCGAAGAAGCTTTATTGTCTTGTGGTAACGCTTATTTGTTGCATATTCAAGGAATCGGAGCAGGTAATGAATTACGTTCGTTAAACCCTAAACAGCTTGAACTTGAATGTAGAAAAAACGGTGAGCCGATTAGATACAAATTTACAGATGCTTACGGTATCGTACATTATTATGAACTTGAAGAAGTTTTACACATAAAGACAAGTAACATCGTAAATATAGGTTCTACTACTGTAAAACAAGGTCTTTCACCTTTACAAGCTATGTGGGTCGTAGTTCAGTCAAGTTCTGAGAAGTTCAAAGCTGGTGCAAGTATCTTCAAGAATCGTGGTATTATCGGAATCCTTACTAATAAATCAGATGCTCCAATGTTACCAAAAGAACGTGAGCGTTTACAGGGTGAGTTTGATAAAGAGGTTGGAGGTGCTGACAAGTACAACAAAATAAAGATAAGTACTACAGATTTAAGCTATATCCAAACAGGTATGAGTCCAAGCGACTTGAAACTATTAGAGGGTGTAATGTCTGACCTTAGACTGTTATGCGCTGCTTACGGTATGCCGTCGGTATTATTTAACGATAACGATTCAAGTACTTACAATAACGTGTCTGAGGCTAAAATTACTGCTTATAGCGATGTTTATGTGCCTTTAGGGAATAAGATACTTGACAGTATTACTCAGTTCTTAAACAAACGTCTTAATGTAGAAGAAAACATTGTATTAGATATTACAAGTATTGAAGAGCTAAGAGCGTCTACAAACAGACTTTTACAAACTATTAACTCTATGGATACTAGGGTAGCTCAGAGGTTTATAGAAGTACTAAGTATTGACGAACTAAGAGCGTTAGGAAACCTAGAAGGAATTAATAATAATGAATTAGTAGCGACATTAAATGGAAAAGAGACTAACAGCGAAGGAGATTCAGGAACTCAAGAAGAAGCATAAGCAAAAACTTAAAAGTGCTGAAAAAGGTAAAACGATAATCAAATGATTTGTAAAGAACTAAATAAAACTTTTGACTCTAACGAAGCTATGTTTAAAGCTTTAAAAGAGAACAAAGAAGACTTAATTAACATAAAGCGTTCGGAGATATTCAAATCTTGCGATAGAGGTTCAGGTATCCCTGTATTAGGCTTAGACCTTAAATCAGCTAATGATACCACTAAAGGATTATTTTCTGATAAGAACTACTACTATATAGTTGTTAATACTACAAACGTTTTGGATTCTCATGGAGACGTTCACGTAAAGGGAATTTGGAATAAGACGGTTAAAGAACAACAAGGTAAGAATTATCTAGTTACTGACCATAAGATGGAACTATCTAATGTGGTAGGTAAGAAGGGTGATATTGAGATGTTCGTAACAGAGATTCCTTTTAGTTCAGTTGGTAAAAATTACGAGGGCAACACACAAGCATTAGTTTACAAGTTGCATAAAGAGAAAGCATTAAGCGGTGTTGGTAAAGACTGGTTAGATAGTGGGGATGATATTGAGGCTAGTGTTAGGATGCAATATGTAAAGATTGACTTGGCTATGAATAGCGATAACAAGGAGCATGCAGCAGAACTTAAAAACTATAATGACAATATAAACAACATTGCAAATAAATCAGACTTCGAGGAAATTACCCATTTTTGGATAGTTTCAGAAGCAAAAAATATAGGAGAGTCTTCATTAGTATTAGCTGGTTCAAACAGTTCTACTGGTGCTATTGAAGCGAAAGATATACAGCCGTCGAATGACACTGTAGAGCCGTCTACGGACACTCAAAAACAAGAGTTAGACAAGGAGTCTAATGATAATTATTTTAACTTCATTTAATATGAAAACATTAAATCAATTCCTAGAAACAAAGGGAATGAAAAAAGAAGAATTCGACGGAATGACAGCGGAAAAGAAAGCTGAAGTTTACAACGAATTAAACGAATTAAACGCAAAAGCGTATAACGAACTAAAGGACAAAGTAGAAAAAGGTGCTTCTAGCGAAGACCTTGAAGCTTTGAAAAAAGATTTAGCTGATGCACGTGATGAGCAATTTAAGCAACTTAACGAGACTTTAGCGGTTCAAGGATTAGCGATTAAGAACGCTACAAGCATGAACAAAGGAGACGTTTCTTTGACTAACTTACAATCAGTTGAGAAAGGGTTAGAAGATAATGCTGAAGCGTTGAAAAGAATGGCTGAAGGAGACAAGAGAGAATCTGTTTCTTTTAAAGCTGCTGGTACTATGCTTATTTCGGGTAACGTTTCAGGTGGGAATGTTCCAGTTGAACAACGTATTGCAGGAGTAAATAACATTGCTTCAAGACGTGTTCGTTTATTGGATATCGTATCAAGAGGTACAGCTTCTTCTAACGTTATTTCATGGGTTTACCAAGCTAACAAGGACGGTGCTGCTGGTGGAACTGCTGAGGGTGCGCTTAAGAATCAAATTGACTTTGATTTAGTAGTTACTTCTGAATCAGTTAAGAAAAGAACTGCGTTCATTAAGGTATCTACTGAGATGATTGGAGATATTGACTTCATGCGTTCTGAGATTAACAACGAGTTGATGCGTGAATTACTTAAAGACATTGAGTCTCAGGTATATTCAGGAACAGGTTTAACGACAAACTTGACAGGAATTAAGACTGTAGCGACTGCTTTTGCTGCTGGTTCTTTTGCTTTAGCTGTTGACAATGCAAACGAGGTAGATGTACTTACTGTAGCTGCTAACCAAATTGCAATTGCAGAACAGGCACGCCCTACTCATATCTTAATGAATCCTTCAGACGTTACTAAGTTGAAGATGGTTAAAGTATCTTCTTCAGATAAGCGTTATGTTGAGCGTTTAGCTATGGTTGCAGGAAACTTGTCTTTAGACGGTATTCCAATCTTAGAGACTACTTTAGTAACTGTTGGAACGTACTTAATCGGTGCTTTCGATATGGCTACAGTTTACGATAAAGGAGCTATCTCAATCGAGATTGGA